ACACATAAAGACACCCTGGTGTAATTTATTTTTAAAGGTGTGATTCTCTAGGAATCCTTGGATACCTTGAACTAGGTCACCCAAGGATTTCCCCAGTATATAAGCACCTGGACTTGTATCACTGAAAGGCATCTTACTGAAGTTATTGTGGAAGACTGTGGTGCCCTCAGATATCCACAGCTCTTCTAGTTTAATCTGAGTTTCAATATCCATCTTAGGTCTCCTTTAGTTTAACTTAAGTTATAGCCTTAGATTGTTATTTTCTAAGGAGTAAACTTTAGATAACCTATGTCCGGGGATTACCCACGGATAATAACCTTGGTCTTAATGGTCGACTTCGTGGTCTGTGGTATCGTCACCTCCGTTTAAAATATTGAGGATATCATTCACCAGCTCCACCTCAAGGAACTCAGGATACTCTGAGTTCCAGTCGTCATCCCATAGTAGCTGAGTCTCTACGTTGAATAACAACTTGTCTACCTCGGATCTCATGTGAGATGCTAGTTCGTTAAACTGGTTGAAACCCTCAGCTCTTTTTCTCTTGGTGGTGTGGAGAAACTTAGGTTCCATACCCATAGCCCACTTCAGACACATGTTAACCAAGGCCTGTGGTTTATCGTAGGCCATCTTAGTTAAATACTTAGTTATTTTTTCCTCATCAATACGAGGAGGAACTATCTGTTCCTGTAACTGAGGGAGTATCTCATTGAGGGTTTCCTGAGCTACTACCTTAAGACGTTTCATGATGTGGTTGGTCTGGGTCACTGTAAGTTTCATACTTTGTTCCTTCCATAGAGACACCATCCACAGATGTCCCCGAACAGGTGTGCCCCACACAAGGGGCACGGGTTACTGGGTTTTTCTCCTCCACAACGTTCACAAGATTTACCCTTGTGAACCTGTAGCCCACACTGTGGGCACTCCTCTTCCTTATGAGAGGAAGGGGTTGTATAACAGTGGAATACTTCCTCCTTCTGTTTCTTTTTCTTTATAGATTTTTTCACCACCGTGCATAAGCCTCCAGTTCCTCGGTTAACCCCATGTCTGATAAAAACATGTAGACAAGGTAGGGATCATCAAAGCATATGTCTTCAGCGTTCCAGTCTTTATGGAATGCTTTAGGATCTCGAACAGTGGGTAGATCCTCCCACTGTATGGTTACAAGGCGGGCTATTAACTGCCTCATATATTCTGTATCCAGTGTCTCGTGTCTTGTGTGGGCAGCCTTATACCCCACTGAGATATTTGTGCACTCTGGAACATGGGAGGCATACTCATTACTATCTGTGTAGGAACCCCAAGGACTAGGCGCATGGTTCATACAGAGTGCGACAGCCAGGGCTTGAGCAAACGTATCGCTGGCTGTTATACCAAAAGACTGTTCAGTTATGATATCCGTGGTGCCTTTTCTATCGAAGGACACCACACGATTGATACCCTCCGTGATGGCAGGGAACTGTTTAAGTAAGCGTTTGGTTCCGAGGCACCCAGTTTCTTCCTCAGCTGTCCAGAGGTAGATACCAGGGACGCCTGCCTCATATAAACAGGCGAGGATCTCACAGCCAGCTCCATCGTCTGCCCCTAGACAATGTGCGCCACTCTTGTCGTCTTTGGATAATCCAAGAAGCGTCTTCTCCTTGTTCTTCCAAGCCAGGTGTTTATCCTGGTAACAGTCCATCGGATCAACAGTATCATAGTGGGCTATAAAGATCGTGGTAGCTCCTTCGCCTACCACGGCCATGAAGTTACCTGCAATACAGGTAGTGGGTATGTCTTTGAGGAACTGCCGGATGGCAACCTCAGCAATCTGAGGGTTGCCACGGGGTTTAGACAGTAAGGTAAGTAACCTTTTAAGATTCATTAGCAGCCTCCTTGTGGGCACATCTTCTACATAAGTTATCTTCGTTGAGGGAGTTTTGGTCTTCTACTTCACCACAACTAGAGCAGTGACAGTATGATAGTTCAAAGCAGTGTTCACATACGCGGTCGCCATAGTCATTGGTGTAGTATTCCTCGGTGAGTCTGTAAGGTTCATTACAGTCAAAGCATACATAGAATCTATCCTCAAAGCAGGAGGGACAATAACTATTATTATCAGTCCCCTGCATGATATCCTCATTATGAATGGCATCACCACAGGCATCACACTGTGCGTAAAGTTCATCAAAACAGTGTCGACATAAAGGCTGTCCACTTGGAGCGAAGTAGGTATTATCTGTGTGGATGTATTCATCGCAGCCACTACAAATGTTGTAGTTTCTATCAAAACAATCCTCACAATACCAGTTACCGTTCACTTCTCGTGCATCATCTTCATCAATTCTGTCATTACAACTATAGCATGTAACCTCCCTCCTAAGGAGGTTCTGTACTGGTGGATTGTGTTTGTCCCATAAGGCATAACTGTCATCGTTAGTGCATATCCCATCAGCAGTAACGAAATTGTAGCCCCCATCCAAGTAAGGGGCTACCACCTGCTCATCATCATACCACTGGAGGTTCAGTTGAACTCCATCAAGAGTATCACATGCTCTCTTGAAACCTTGTAATTCCAACTGTTGAAGTAGGTAGTCAGCCTGTTGGTCAGCATAGTTTTGGTCGAAGCCTTTTGGTGCTGAGGAATAGACACGGTGGATTGCCTTACTCTCAAGGTTCACCAAAGTTCTTGCAGTGGTGAATCCTTGTTTATCCTCCAACCAGGCAAGGCCTAGCTGAGGGACGCAGTAGGAATACACAGGGTGTTTGAATGCACATCCCTCTACCCCGATGCTTCCTCTGCATGTTGTCCATTTGTATTTCCTCATACAGGAGCCATCGACAGATGGGTATGAAGCTTCCATACCCTCTTCGTTTACATTGGTGTAGACTCTTGAGAATACCTCATAGGCATCTTCATCACCACCGTTCTTGAGGTGAAACTTGAGGCTTCCAAACTTTAAGGATAAATTTCCTGTGATTACACAATAGACTTGTTTTAACCACTCATCTGTGGGGGTGAAGCCCATGTATTTCTGAGCAAAATAGGTTAGACTACAGGTCATCCGGGGCTTCTTGGTGACCAGCCTGTATGGACAGGCGTGATAGGCCACCCTGATCGACTGCCATGGGGTAGCCTTGGGATTTTTCTTATCAACATAGATCTCCATGGTTTTTTTGAGAAGCTGCTTTGTGACCTCGGAGAGAGTATCTAAGTATTCCCCCACTAATTTTATATACATAGAGAACCAGTTGTCACCATACCCACAAATTTCTATATAAGGAACTCTTGTGGGTATAGGTATCCTTTCCATGTAATTTTGGTAGGCATCCACCAGGTAGCTAGGGAATCCTACTAGAATGTGAGGTCTCATGCCACCCTCTTGAACCTGTGGTTTCTCCGGCCATACTAGGTTTATAATTGGTGTTCGATCGAACACCCAGGGGATGTTGTTATACAACGGAGTATTTCTATAGTTATTCATATATGGTTCTCCTTCTGTTAGATAAGGGTAAAGATTGAGGTGCCGTGGAGTCGAACCACCGATGCACACCATAGGTGGGCACCTCAGGTAACTGATGTTAGACAGAGGGCGTGACCTCTAGTGTCATACCCTGGAGCACCCAGTTATACTGGATTCCCCGATATTTGAAGGCACCCATGGTGATACCATCTCGGAGCTGATGGGTCACCCGGTTACTGATGCGGATACCATAGAGGTTAGTGAGAACCTCGGTGATAGTCAGGAGATAGTCTTTCATGGTTTCACCTCATGCACGTAGTCATTGAGGAACATGTGTCCCTCTGGTAGCATCATAGTATCTGAGGCCAAGCCCAACATGTAGGCCTGATCCTCAGTCTCAGCCAGTATCTCCATGCTCTTGAACCCAACGAGCTTGGGGTTGTCGATAGGTGCTGTAGCCATGACGTAGACATAGAGATACCGGGGTGTCTGCTGATCTACAGCAGGTGATCCGAGGTGTATCATGCTGTTTCCTCCTGTTCAATCCACACGATCTCGTCGTAATGGGAGTAGGCCAGGGTGTTACCCGTGTGGGTATCCACCAGTATGATGGACTCAAAGCAACCATCGAGACATTCCATCAACGTTTCCGATGATGGGACTTTCAGGAACCAGTGGGTGAGCTGACTGATCGGGGCTTCCCCCGTGGTATAGGCGAGCACTGCGAGGTATCTCATAATGATACCCCCCGTCTCCAGTCGGAGAACGCCTGGCGATACAGAGGGTCAGCCACCAGGGCTGGTCTCCCTAGCATACGGGCAGTGGCTGATAGTCTATCCTTAGGGTGAAGGTTCCATAGGTCAGACCTCAGGGTATCAAATACATGGAAAATGTTAGTCATGGGTTGTCTCCTTATGGTAGTAGCTTGTCGGCGATGATGACACCGACGATGAATAGGGTGGGAACCGAGGCGGCCAGAACCTGAAGGCACACCTCGGCAATGATCTGCCGGAGTTCTTCCCTCATTTGGTGCCCCCCAGAGCGACAACCAAGTCACTCAGTTCCTGATTCGTGAGGGCATCTATCCCCTTCCTGATCTTGAGGTCGGCGTCATAGGCAGTTCTTGGGAGCTGTGCCCCGTCACCACGTGCCCATAGGGCTTTTGCTCTCTGATGCCACTGAGTGACCAGTGATCGGAGCCTCTCCTGCTCCTTGAGATTCTGAGGCAGGGGTGGAACCCCTCGGCTAAGAGTCATCTCAATACCCCGAAGAACATCGAGGGTATTCGTCTTACTGGGGAACGCCCGGTCTGCCCAGAGCAGAGCCTCTGGGGATACCAGTCGCCTATCCCCCGCTCTGAGATGATCCCTCAGACGGTCAAGGTGGGACTTGATGCGCCCCAGATAGAGATCCTTGGTAGCTCTCTCTCCTGGGTGCTTAGCCCTGAGAGCTGGGGTTGCTTCCTGATGGGAAGCGGTGGTTGTTGGGGTGATAGTCCCCGGTTTTACTGTGATTATTCTCATATGAGAACCTCCATACCTTTTGAATCTGATGGCCTCATCAGCACCAGCGTAACTGGTGGACACCAGAGACTTGTGACCTCTGGTGTTTCGGCCTGTGAGTGTTACCTGTTTATCCACAGGCACTCGTAATAGTCGGGAGTCACTCCGGTCTGCCTTAGCGGAGTTCTTTGGGGAGACGCACCCCGAAGGTATGCCTCCACTGGAATCCCTCAGGGGAACTCCACTCCCCTGTGTCCTCATCCCTGATGAGGCTGAGGTCTGCTGCTCTATCCCAGCAGCAGAAGACCCGGTGATCCGAGGAACTGAGGGTTCCAAGGATTGTCCCACAGTCGGGACAGATGAGACCGTCGGAGTGCATGTCCCCGACGACCCACTTGGCCACAGCCAGACCAGCTGGAGTCCAGTTCCAGCCGTGGATGTCCTCGGGGTCACCACTGAGGGTGATGGCTCCGAGGGCTGCTGCCCTGTGGAGAACCTGATGGTTCCGCAGGGTAGGGCTGATGATGAGGGACTTCACGAGCCCCTCAAGTTCGTCGGTGGGCAGCGCCTCGGCTGCCTCACTGAGTATCCACTCGGGTGAGCAGCAGCCACACCCGCAGTGATAGCTCTCGATGCCCTCTTCGGGCATCCCGTGGTCTCTGACGAGGGACACAATGCTGTCCCCCAGGTTCTTAACTCCGAACACAAGGGCTGTGAAGTTTGTTAAGCTAGACATAGTGAGTTCTCCTAGTGTCACCCCAGACAAGAGACTGATCCCTTGGGGTGACTAATGGTTTTCTGTGGGTGCCCAAAGCACAGCGATGGGTTGGCCTCATCAGCACCAGCATAACTGGTGGACACCGGGGTTGCCCCCGGTGTTTCGGCCTTTCTGTCTGTGAGTTACCTGTTTATCCACAGGCACTCGTAATAGTCGGGAGTCCCCGACTCCCACTGGATTCTGTCCCCGTCGAATACCCAGAGTTCGACGGGTGCCTGATCTACTGGGCGGTAGCCACAGTAGTTTCTGTCAGGGGTAGTGCTGACAGTCTCGTCCCCAGTCAACCTGGCGGCCTTGCCACGCCAGACCCCCGAGAGAACCTCGGGGCTGTTGGCGTTGATGGTCTTGAGGTTAGACCGGAGAATATTGATTGAATCGGAACTGAGGACGATGTCGTTAGAATATCTCATGTGGGATACCTCCTGATATAGCCCCTGATACGTATCCCTTTGTATCATAGGGCTTGTGTTTACCACTGTAAACCAGTGGTGATAACAGACTCTTGGAATTACCCAACTGGCACCACGTGGAGGTGGTCTGTTGTCGCCAGTCTTCCCTAGTTACAGTCCTCAGGTGTCCAAAAGCGTAGACACCTGATTCCCTTGGCATAGGGACTCAGCCGGGATCGAAGGGCTACCCTCGCATGGTGACAAGGGTCGTCGCTGAGCCGTCAGTATCCAGGCGTAATCCGTGGTTCCTCACCATACGTCCTTCCCTGGGTGCTGAAGTTTTGCCTGTGAATACAGGACTTATACAGGTCTATACTTTCCCACTTGGGTTAAGCGCAATGCCAGACCTGAAGGGGTTCTCCACCGTGTCCGTGGTGCCCTCTACTCCGCCGAGTAGCCCGCTTGTTGCCGCTGCGGGTGCCGCCTGAGTTGCCCTTGCCATCGGGCTATCAGGACTTGTCAGGGATATACCCTGAGTTTTCTCGCCATTCAGTTATTCCTTTCTGCCTCAGTCAGCAGCCGTAGCATACCCGTTGCGTAACGGGCAGGCTACCGCCGGTATCCCCCTGTGGCTGGGGATACCCTCGTCAGGCCACAGTTCCCCCTGTGGCTACCCCGGATTACTCCGGGGTTTCGGCGGGGTCAGAGTGGGACTATCCGCAAGACTCCGTCTGTTATAGCCCAGAGTAGCATGGTGTAGGGTATTCTACCCCCCTGTTCCCCTCGGGCTATGGCTTTGGCCAGTCTGGCTATTGCTCTGACTCCGTAGACTTTACTCAGTGCTATCTGTAATTCCTGTGTCATTTCTTCTCTCCTTTTCTTTCCTGCCTTCGTATTTCCATACTTCTCTGTTCCTGTGCCTTCTTGCCTATTTTCTTCAGTAACTCTAACCTATCCTGTCTGGTCATGTTGGGTATCTCCCTGCTGTATTCGCCAGCGAGCGCGGCCGCTGAACGTGCTTGCATTAAATCACGTACAACCTGCGAATGTCAACAAAATTTTTTTTCGAACAACGCGAAACATGCGTGAAAGCCGCGCCAGATGCGAGTTTGCAACGAAAAAATAATTTCGTGGCGTGCACCCTGCCGTACAACGAATTGGTGTAGGGTACCATGTTAAACTTTCGTACAACCAAAGTTGGCAATAGGGTACGATGGTGCCCTTGCGGTATCAAAGGGTATCAAAGGTATAATCGCTTGAAATCCTTTGTTCATGCTGGTTTACCATAGGGTACTATGGTACATACGATGAACAGTGGGTTTTACAAAGGATACTACTTTGGTATCACTAGCGTAAAAAAGGGGCTATCCCCCAGAACCCGCTCTACCAGCGGATTCCAGAGAATAGCCCCTTTGTAACCTCGATCAAACCATCGTTTCCCGTTGTACCCTTCAGAATTTCCACGGGGTCGGGAGTGTCCATGTGTAGGAACCTTGTATTTTTCGGAGAGTACCCCCAGAACCCGCATCAACAGCGGATTCTTTGTTCTCGTGGTGCATCCGGAGACCCACATTATCAGCGGGTTTCCGAGGGTAACCCTCGGAAACCCACGGTTAATCAGGGGGTACTACCCTCGGAGATACTGGGGGGGAGAGGGTTTCCGAGGGTACGAGGAGTACCCTAGAAAATCCCTGGATCAAAATCCACCGTATCCCCTTTTTATGTATTCTTCCTGTTGATTATTACTGTAGATTAACACCGGAAACACCCCATGGGCACCCCTAGACACCCCACAACGTCCAACTGTGGGGCTCTTAGGGTAGTCCATGGGCTCCACTTGAGGTGGACTTTAGACATGGTTATTGTTTATTACCGGAGATTTACCCTTTGTTATTTTCTTTCTTAGGGATTTTTTACCCATACTGCCCTTGGTCTTAGGATATTTTACCCGTGGAATACCCCATGTGAGGTTGGTTTACCATGGGACACCCCACTAAGTCAGACCAAGGGTAACCTTAGGATACCTTAGGATTAAAACTAGAGTTACCTTAGGATACCCTAAGATACCCTAAGGTATCCTAAGGTTATCTTTAGTCTTTAATCCCTTCACCCTCTGGAAGGTCGAGTTGGTGACTCATGTCCTAAGAAGGGGATGAAATGAGGGCTCTCCGATGAGACACGCATACCTTAGAAATAATACCCCCAAGTGGTAAAATCTTACCCAAGTCCTCAGGGTTATCCATAAAACATACCTCCCAAAGTAACCCGTGGTTCAGCTTGGAAGTCCAGGCCAAAGATCCCCTGGCACTGGCACTAGCCAACTTCATTCCACGGTTCTTAAGATTCAACTCCTTAGAAACATTACTAAGAAAACGTCTACCATAGTTAAACCCTATCATGTCTCCAGCCTTATAGAATACTTCGGTTCCTTCAGCAGCCCCATTGAAGGTATTGAAATGTACCTCAAGAGCCAAGGACTTAGGGTGATTCTTCAGAACCCAATCAATGCGTTCCTGAAGTTTCATCATAGGATCAACTATAATGATTGGGATACCCATAGCTTCAAATTCCTCAGTCATTAAACCAACCATAAGGCATGTAAGGTCATGCTCAACATACCCAAGTGCTCTGGCTCCCTTAGCACTAGGATTATGCCCAGCACTTAATACTAGTGGAAGAATAACTCCTTCGTAACTTTCCATATAGGTTATCTCTTCTTTCTATTATTAAAGAATAACTTTGGTCTACTAAGTTCAAGTAGGTCTACCTTATGCTGGTAGTTACTTGGGATAGTCCCAGGTTTTTCAAAGCTGAAGGACATACTATAGGCCAACAGATCATCTATAGCCTTAGCCTTCTGTTCATACTGTGCGATCTGCAGGGCTTCTTCAGAGTTAACCCCAGCCACATCTTGCACATGGGCTATGGCATGAGCTAGACAATCAAGTCTATCGTCGTGTCTTAGGCACCCACGTTCCCTAGTCACATGTGTGAGCTGGTGGAACAAACTGTAACTCCTGTCCTCGGTTGTATCCCGTATGTCCTTGGTAGCAGCACCATGGTCAATAACTAACTTATGGGCTCTAAGCAGTGGCTCTAGGGTATCCAATATCCTCAGCTCCTTCTGTCCCTTGGCTTTCCTAGGCGTAATCCCAACAGGATATTTTAACTTCATGTGTTGTCCAAGGATAACCCCGAACATCCCAGACCCAAAGTTATCCTCAAAGATTATCTCGTTAACCTTGTACTCTCTGGCTGTCTGGGTAATTCTCTCAAGTGTTTGCTCTGAGTAACCATCAGTAGATCCTTGTATGTCTAAGACAAAGAATCTACCACTGAGAGTACCCACGGTAATCCACACCGTTTCATCTGTGCCTTGGCCTGAGGGATCTATCATCATGTAGACTCTCTCGTACTTTCTCCAGTCCTCAGATACAAACATAGGTGCCACCAGATAATCTCCAGAAAACCCACAGGAGGGAATATCAGTAGCTTTATATTTGTCTAGCGCACTATGCACTATGGACATCGGCCCTCTGGCAGGATCAAGTCCTGTTACTAGGACATCCTTGAGTTTCAACGGGTATCTCTCAAGATCAGACAAGGTAGCATCCAACATCATCTGGAGAGTCCAGGAGACTTTTGTCTGCCCTGCTTCCTTCTGGATCAAGACCTCCTCAGGGAATCTTCTAGGTTCAGTAGGTAGACCATAATCGCCATTAGCTGCCATCTTAAGTATCGAGGGTGCCAGGTTACCTCCATAGCGTTCTATCTTGTCTTCCTCAGGAACCCTTACCGGCCATATCCGAGTATTGTAACCTCGCTGTGTCATAACCCCATAGACTGATTCCTCTGACTGTGGAGTGCCTAACAGTAATACCTTACCACCAGGTAACAGTATGGATTCAAACTCACCGATCTGAGCCAGCAGTTTATCCCTGGCTTCCACGGTGTCCGAGTTGTTAGGAGTCTCCACGTCGTCTCCCACTATGAAGTGAGCACGTGATCCTGTAAGCATAGATCCAATGGATGCAGCCTTACAGCTAGGTGCTACATCAGGCGGCGCACCCTTGATATTGAATTGTTGGATACCCCAGCGTACATGTTGCTTCTCCCAGTCAGCCCACTTGAGTGGAGACAACACAGGGAAACCATCTATGGATTGTTTTATAAACAGAGATATTTCATCAGCTTTCTTTTGGTTACCTGAGACAATCATGAACCTGAAGTCCCGATTCCTCAGCCAGTTCCATTCAGCAAAGCTGGCAGTTATCCAAGTCTTGGCTACACCTCGGAAGCCCTCCACCAGGATTCTATCTCCACCGAACTGGAGGAACTCAGCGATCTCCAGTTGTAGTTTCGTAGGTTTCGGTAGACCTAACCACTGCCACTTAACTATCAGGTAAACCCTGAAGTCATTGACAAGTTCTTTATATGTGAAGGTCTCATTACGTTGCAGAAGTTCCTCAATGGGAATTGGAGGCATCTATTATGTTCTCCTTCTATCTTTCATCTGGGTGCCAAGATCCTCAATAAGAGAATCAAGGTAGTCCGTAGGATTCTTGTCAGAGCCAAGGATTCTTTCCTCAGTAACTGACCTCTTATTTGTCTTGAGCCAATCAATGGCAGCCCTTAGGTCTTCACCTTCCCTTACCTTTTCAAGGAGCTGTTTGGTTACCTCAAGTTTTAATTGTTCAAGTAATGAATCAACTTCATTGTCTATTGACTTTCGTTCATCTCGTGTTGTCATAAAGTACCCTTCTTTTGGCCGGAAACGACCCAAGGTTGAATCCGTAGAATCTTATAGGGCAAATACCCTCCAAAGGTTCTAAGGATTCAACCACGGGCTTCCTATTAGATTTTACTTAGTAAGGTAGACCTGAAGGATATCACCAAGTATCTTTCCTATGACACTGAAGATTGTACCAAAGAAACCAAAGAGACCCACCCATACAGCAGGGTTTATCTTAGCATCCTTAATGCTCTTTACGTCTTCCTCAAGATTCTTGATGCGTGTCTCGTGGTCTACGTGGTAACGACAATCAGCTTCAGCCATTTGTGTTATCCTCCGATCTTATATACACAGTAAGGCCAGGAACCCTTGGTCATAAATTCAAAGCGTTCCTTGGTGAATATCTTTATGGAGGAACTCTCGGTTCCCCAGTCTACAGTTACATAATCCTTGGTTACATCCCAAACCAACACCCAGTGTTGCCCCCAGAAGCCATCCCATAGATTTTTCCACCAGGGATTTCCCAGGGTAACATTATGAACCAGAGCTATACTGTTGCTCTCCAGAGGGGCATCCTTGGGCTTGAGAATCCAAGGTCGACCAAGTTTCTCTTCGACATACTCACGATGCAGCCACGGGGTGTCTATGGGCCAGCAAAGGTACTTTCTGTCAGACGTAGGGTCTGACCACTTAGTTGGCCAGTTCCGCATGACTTCCTCAGGTGTAACCCCTAGACTAAGGGCTAAAGCTACGGGGCCACAGTGTTTATCTTCAGGTCTCATTCGATTAGGTATCATGGTTGTACATCTCCTTCAGCAATCTTAATATCTCTTGGGTGTCTCTCCGACTTGGGGTCAGCTCGTGGAT